TTCTTTCCTCCTTTGTATTAGTGTACTAGTTGAATAGTACACTAATACAAATTATATGTAAATAGTTATTTTAAAAACAATAAAGAGTGATATTTAGTGGATTAGTGTAATCAACCGAATCCCATAAACGACTGTTTATGGGATTTTGCTTATTTTTAAGCAAATAGAGAAATCTATTATCAAAATAAAATCTCCTAACATAACAGTCATATATACTATGTTAGGAGATTTTATTTTAAGTATATTTTTGATTTAGGTATTGATAACGTATAGCCCCAATTCCCGAATGTTTTGAAGGGTTTACGAAATATTTGAGAGTTTAAATGAAGTATCAAAAAATGATGAGTTAGTTAATATAAACTAAAAAAGCCATCCAAATAGGATGGCTCTTATTTTTGTACATAAAACTATTCTTTTGTTTTATTTTTTAATGTACTCGTACCACCAGTTTCTTTCATCCATCCAAGCTGTAATCTTATCAAGTTCGCCATTAGGTAGTACTTCAGTTTGTAAGTACGCTAAACCAGTTAATGGATCGGAGACGACCTTCCCTTTTGTTCCACGCTCATTCATAGCATTTACGACTTCCTGAACCAATGAAATACCAAAACCACCAGATTTAACATATTGATAGCCGCCATTGGCAATAACTTGTTCTGGTTGTTTCTCTCCTGTAAACCAAGATAATGATTTACTACCAATTAATTGATTCAAATCACACTTACCGATACCAGGTACATTACCCGTCTCTGTGTATTGCCAAATATCGCATGGATAAGCTGGCTTGTTACCACCATAACGAGGGATCCAAACAAAGTCAGATTTTACATTTTCCATATCAAACGGAGCATACATATGATGACCAACGTATAAACCAACTTTCTGAGCACCTATTCGGCGTAGTTCATCAATAAATGCTTGCGTGCCCGCCCTCATATCATTCATTGTTTTTACTTCAACATCTGCAACCCAGACTGTTGCGCTCTTGTCTCCACGGTTCCAGAAGTCACGAGCTTCTATTCGTGCATCATTTTCAGAAACAAATCGACAAAATGCATAGTTACCAAAAGGAATAACATGTTGCTTCATGGCTTTTACATATCCTTTATACAGTGGATCTACATAATTTGAACCATCTTGTACACGAGCAATAATGAAATCAATGTATTGCTTTGCTATAGGCCAGTTAATGTCCCCATTCCATTTTGAAATATCAATAATATGTCCCATTACTTAACATCTCCTTTTCTACTTTTTTGTTTTCCGCCTAAAATCTCCACTGCATTTGTTAAAGCTTGTGGAAGTGGAATCCCCATTCGTCCAGCGTTTTCTATAAGTGAAAGTAATTCATTACCCATGAAGAAGAAAATTGTTGCTTCACGAATAGCACTGTTAATTCCTAGCGCTGCATCTAATTGAGCTGATGCCCCAACTAAAAGAAAAAGCACCACCTTTTTGGCGATGCCTTTGAAACCAACTTTACTTTTTAGCTCTCCGTTATATCCTGCTGCGACTACTCCTGTGATATAGTCGATAGCTGCCATGATTACTAGAACTTTCAATGTTGCATCCCATCCTCCCAAGAAATATCCACAGAAACCACCGAAAGTGGCAATAAAGGTTTTTAATAATACATCAATACGATCCATCTTTTCCTCTCCTTTTTTAGATAATAAAAAAGACCAGCTTATAGCTGCTCTCGTTTCCCGTTTATTAATTTTTGTACTAATTCTGTTAATGTAGACACATCGTTTGTTAGCGTCGCAACTTGCTCTTTTAGTTGTTTATTATCACCATTAACAGTAGTTAACTCTTCGTTAAGTTCATGATACTGCTGTTGGAAAGCTGCAATAAAGATCGAAACAGTATTATATAAATTAATAGCCCGTTTCTCTTTATCTGTAAATATATCATCCGTATCATCTGCAATCATACCGAAATACGTTTCGATTTCTTTTGTTGTATATGGTTCTGTTTGGTCCTCTGTTTTGTTCACACGCATTTGATACAGATCATACATGTCGTCCTTGAAGTTGTACTGTTTGATAGCTAAACTCATGATTTTATCAAGAGCTGAGAAAGGAATGTCTTTTATATTCTCTTTCATATTTCTAGCTGACGTAGGGTTAAATGCTTTCGCCCACATTTGACCATTGGCATTTACATTTTCATTCGCTCGTAGCGTTCTTAATTCTATATCTCGCCATTGACCACCAATACCATTCTTTATTTGTAGTCCGTTATCATAACCCGTCACATAACTTGCTCTTATCTTTATATCTGCTAAATTTAAATCATCATCATTCTCACCAGCTGAAAAATAGATAGATCTAACCCCAAGCGCATTTTTTCTTTTGAAATAGAACTCGCCTCTATTATTTGTAAAAAAATGCGGTTCTGTGGTCGTCACTATAAACTTGCCGTATCCTGGAGCCCATCCTACTGAGTTAAAAATAATGTCATTCAGATTATCAAAATAGAACCTTCCGTCTGCATATGCATACAGATGTCCACCGTCATTCTGCATTTGAATATATGATGACCATATATTCGTACCTTCTGCATTTTCTCCTTTAGAAACCCCAAATCTTGCATACGCTTGAGAAGGTTGATCGACTCCATTAATTCGCGGCATGACTTGATAAATATAAAATGCCCCTGTACCAGCGTATTTTCTATTATCAGAACCAAGGACTAATGCAGGTTGAATACTTCCATTATTTGTTTCCATAAATCCTATATAACCACGCGGCGTATCTGCATCGTAAATCTTCATGTCTTGCTTATTTATTTCAACAAATCTGTTTCCACTCGTTTTAAGTGTTACTCCTTCTAAAACTTGTCCTTTAATATGACTCGCTGTAATAAAACCTTTTAAGTTAATCCTGTTCGCATTCAAAGTAATGTTTTCTTTACTCATATTGAATGCTGCGATTACATCATTTTCTTTTACTGATATACTAACACCCTTTTCAGTTAACTGAAGACGGGTTTCCATATCTCTTACATAAGAATCTTTTGCAAATTGTCCATCTGCTTGTGTCCTTGTATATACTTCTGTCTTTTGGGCTGCGGCATTGATACCTTCTTCATTGATAGTAAAACGGTTATTGATTTGAGTCATTTTTTGGTCAAATTGCTCCGTTGCAAGTTTGTTAGCCAATTCATCTAATAAATCTTGTTTATTCTGATTAACTGTTTGCTTCAACTCTGGAATCTTAAACCCAGCAACATAATCCTCTACTTGTTTAAGCTCAACTTTACCTTCAAGTGCTTTCGCAGTATTTTCCCATCCAGCTTTCGCCTCTTGCAATTGTCTTCCTTGTTCTGTCTGCGTATTTTGTATTAAGGATACATTTTGTTTAATGGCAGTTGCATCTTTTTCTACAGTAGCAACACGCTTATCAAATCCACTTTGATTGTTTTCTACTTTTGTAATTGTTTCTTTAATTCCATCCACGCTTTTTGCAATTTCAGTTGTTTTCTGAGTGAACTCATCCGTTGTTACCTGTTCTTCAGGCGGTGCTGTCCAATCTTGCGGCTTATTCCCTTTATACAAGGCAACCCATTCCACAATAGATTTCGTAGTACCACTCGGATAGTTATATAAGCTTAACTTTCGTTCATTTCCACTTGTAGTTGCAACTGCTTTGAAGGTTACATACGTTATTCCATTCGCGTAAACACTTGTTGCATATCCAACATTGCTAGACCCACCATTCTGCCAAATTCCAAATTTCTGCCCTTGTGGGACATTCCCTTTAATTACAAAGGTATATTCCTCACCCACAAAGAAATTTTCAGTTAGAGAATATTGATTGATTAGATAGTCTGTTTTTTCATATTTAACATTTGATTTTAATAAAAGGTTACGTCCACCAGCTTTATCACTATTAACCTTTGTTTCTACACTCGTCAACTTCTCACTGATTTTCCCAGCTTTTTCTTCTATTTCAGTAGTTGTTTTCTTAAGCTCACTTGTTGTTTGCTGCACATCAGAAATAGTCTTCTTTGTACCTTCTACAGTAGATTCAACTGTATTTAATTTATTGCTAATGTCAGTATCTTTTTTCGTTAACGATTCAATAGAAGTTTTAAATCCATTAGAATCCTGTTCAAACTGAGTTACTTTCTTATCGATTTCACCTTGTTTATTTTCGATATTAGAAATTGTACGACTGACACCTTGTAAACCTTCCTGTACTTTATTGAATTGTCCTGTAGCTTGATTCTGTGCTTCTTGTACCTTTTGGTTTAATTCTGTTTTTGTGGCCTCAATATCTTTATTAACCTGCTCAAATGTTTCTTTCTTAACTGATTCAACATCTGGTACAACCGATTCCCAAGCTGTACCTGTCCATATTTTTAAAATGCCGGGCTTTCCGTTACTAATATCACGCCAAATCGTTTTATTAGGTTTAAGACCTGTTGTCGGTGGATTCTTAGCTTCTATAATTTCAACAGTATTATTTTTAATGTTCTCTTGTACCTTTTCGGCAAGTGTTTTCGCTGCTTCTGATTCTTTCTTAGCGTTACTTGCTGTTTCATTGGCTTCTTTCACTAATTTATCTAGCTGATCCAACATTTCTTGTTTCTCACCGAATTTACTAAGGATTCGATTGTAAATCTTTCGTAGTTCCTCGTTTGGGTCTACTATCTCTCGATAATCCCCAAATTCGTATTTATCTTGTGCAGGATCAGTGAATGATTCGTCACCAGCAATAACACGTGCTTCAAGATATAGCTTAGGTATGAAGCCTGTATCTTTGATTCGGATTGTATCGCCTTCATTGATTAATTCATGTGCTAGTCCGAAAATGCGGCCAATCGATTGTGCCTCTACTTCATACGAAACTGAAGAATTAATACGTTTTTTCAGTTCTATTTCCATTAATGTCATTAAACGTTGTGGAGTCATATTTAGCTCTTCTGTTTCTGGCGTATAAAAACCAAACTTATGCTTACCACGTTCGTTCCATCGTTGAAATGCATCATTATCAACAATATACGGAAGTCCCCTGTTAATACTTTCAATGGTAATTACATTATCGCCTTCACCTTTTACAAATCCAACTAACGCTGTACAAATATCTCTTGAATGTTCAATACGCGTAACACCTATCAAATCTTTCCCCAACTCTATTTCTTTACCAGTATCTCGGCCACGCCTTTGAATCATATCAACATACCATCCAACTATTTGTGACCCTTGAACCTCAACGCGATATTGAATTTCTAATTTGAATAAAGAAGCTATTTTCTTTAAAAAAGTTAACGGATCCATAAATTCATCAATGGTCATAGTGTGAAAACCCGCATAATCTGTTTTTCCACGTTTCCATTTCATGCCTACAAGAGCCATATCAATAAATTCGTTTACTGTTTTACCTTCTATTCGTTGAGGTTTTATAATGCCTGATTTAGCAATTTGAACCCAAACTCCTGAAGCATATGTGGTAATGGATCGTTTGTCTGAATTCTTCTCTGTTTCTGTAATGACATATGGTACAACTCTTCCATCGCGAACTTCTTTTAGAACAAGATTTTGTTGTTGTAGTGTAGCTGAATGAGTAGTTCCATCAAAAACAGTGAAATCCAGCATATCAACATTGTTTTTTAGTTCCCAACGCCTATTATCATCCCAATAGTCATTTGGCTGAATAGCTGCAACGATTTGATCTGTTTTGAAATCCACAACATGCAAAATCCCGCTTGGTGTTCTCATCTGTATCTCTCCCTATAACTAACAGTTGCTTTAACATCTGGTGGCATTATATCGATACGATTCTCACCACGTATTACAGTTGGAAAATTACTAAAAATGTCTTTTAAATTAATCGCATTTTTACCGTTAATGGTTACAAGACTTTTTTCTGTATCAATTATAATCTTGTCTCCCTTATCAAAAATGTAAGGCGGATTATTTTGAGTATTTAAATTCACTTTCCAGAATTTCAAATCTGAAACGGTCATTGCTTCTACTGGCGGTACATCTTGCCATTGCATAATACTGATCTGGATTTGTGCTGCTTTTTCCATATGATAGTTATTTTCATCCGTCCACCTTGCAAATCGTTCTGAATCATCCTTTTCTGTCCCTGGAAGGAATTTCGAGATATAAGCCTCCCATACATTTCCCGTTCTAGCTATCCACAATCTTCCGTAATATTGATTCCATGTATTCGGATAATCACCACTCTCATAAATCAAACCTATTTTTCCCGGCTTATTATCATATCCAATTACCATTGTTCCGAAATTTTGTTCAGCTTGCCAAAACACATCAGACATAGCAATTTTTGAAAGCACCTTGCTATTTTCATCCAATATCGCTATCTCAACCCGTCCCATTTCATTGATTCTTTTACTCTTACATGTAACGTACGCCTGCATAATAAAATCTTGTACTGGGCCACCGGGGATATTTTTTTTAACAGCTGCGCCATGCCACCCTTTCCCTGCACTAGTACCAAAATCAGAACAATAAAATTGATATTTATCTGTTTTCATTTCGCCAATCGGTTCGCCATCTTCCATCGAACTGACTTTACTCCAACCTACAGTGGTAGCCATTTCATCCCATATAAGCCTTTGATTTCTTTCAACAGGTAGTTGCTCTGTTTTCAACGGATAACCGATTCTAAAATAATCACGATTATACGGATACTCACCAAACCATACATCTAAAAATGTACTCGGTTTCTTGGCCTCAATCTCAATAATTGGAGGCGCTTCTACACTACCTTGATTGACGAAAGAAGTAGTGATTTCAGTGGACCAGTTTTGAGTAAACGTATGAGTATTTTGTTTACCTAATTTATATGGCATTGGGCAAACAAAAGTAATAACTCCTTTACCTCTATTAACTATTTCATCCAAGTCTACAGAACCATCAATTAATGCTAGATAAGTCCTATCTAATTCATCATCAAAAATGAGTTCGGCTGGTTGCTCTGTATATAGCCAATCCGCTAAATCTTCTTTTAACTTTTGTAAATCAGCTATATCTTTTTTTGCTTTAATCACAAGAGGAACATCAATACGCCTTTCCTCTGTTTCTGTATTAAGAAAAAGAGCCCCTGCTCGATGAGGGACTCTTACTAATTTTCTTTTAACTGGAGCCCAGGAAGGGCGTTTTCTTCCAACTAGCATTTGAATATAATCTTTTCTAATCTTGTTAAAAGTAAAACTGAGTTTCCCCAACTTGCTCACCACCCTTAAAATTCCGCTCTTCTTTTTTGGTCACGATCTTGAAGCTTTGTAGTATATGCGTAACTTCCGTTTGCTAATTCTTTTCCATCTAAAACGTTTGTCATATTTACCGTTAAATTCAGTTCTTGTTCTCTACCTGATCTATCCAAGAACATAGTTTTTGCTGTAGGTGCGTTGTTATAAAGTGATTGTGGTTGCGTATACCCATTGAAATCACCCAGTGCATTATGCGGGATACTATAATGCGAAGTTTGGAATCCAAAATCAAAAACAGATGGCATATTATTCATTTGTCTTTTTACAGTTCCAACTACATTTTTTGCTGCATCCACAACAAAACGTTTCCCTTTATCCATACCAACCCCAACGCCTTCTGGTACTGCGCTACCGACTGGAATCATCACTTTAGATGGACTGTTAATTTCTAAAGCTCCAGAAATAGTCTTTTTAATGTCATTTGCAATTCCCGCTGCCTTACTGAACAGACCGCCTGAAGCATCATCTAATCCTTTACCAAGCCCTTCTATAATTGATTTACCGATGGAACGTAGATTTATAGTGCTAAAGAATTTTTCGACTGTATTCCACTTATCCTCAATGTCATGTTTTATTTCTGACATTTTATCTTTAACAGCTTTTTTCTGTTCCTCAAATTTTCTTGAAACAGTATTTTTGATTTCTTCTACTTTATTACTGGCTGCATTTTTCATCTCGTCATATTTATTGGAAACATCCGAACCCATTTCTTTCATTTTTCGAACAACATCATCTTTCATAACTTCAAACTTAGATTTTACTTGTCCAGTTTCCCAATCTACTTGATTCGCATGTTCCCCAGCTTGGGATTTTGCTTCACTCACAATTTCCTTATGCTTATCTCTTGCCGTGGAAACTGTACTATCATACTGACGTTTTGCCTCAGCAATGATTGCATTCGCTTCATCAGCAGTAATTGTTTTATTTTCATCACGCTGACGAATTGCCTCTGCAATTTTTTCATCGCGCGTCTTTTTCGCGTCTTCAATAACTTTATCTCTTGCTTTGGCACTATTCTCTACAACTTCCGCTGCCTGTCTAGCTGAAATCTCACTAGCCTGTACGCGCATATTTTCAAGAATAACTTTTTGCTCCATTTGATTTTTAGACATATGCTCTACAGCAACTCTGTCCATTTCATCTTGTAAAGCTTGCAAGGAGATGCGTTCTGATGTTGTTAACTCTCTGTTTTCTCTCGCTGCAGTTTGAAGAATTTCTTTGATTTTATTTTCTTTTTCTTGGGTCTTTAATTTTTCTTGTTCGTAATGCTGATTTAGTTGCTCGATGCGCTTATTTTCTTCTTCTGCTGTTAAAACGTATGAATCAGCGAAAAACTTTTTAAGGCCTTCAATCTCTTTTTGTTGTCTTGTATTTGTTTTTTCTATAATTGTATTAGCTAACTTGTCATACTGTCCGATTAGCTTTTGCGATTGTTCTTCAGTTATCACTTCATGGTTCAATCTAATTTCAGTTAACTTTTGTCTAATACCATCAGATAACTTGAAATACTCACCAAGAACTTTCTTTGTGGAAGAACTTACTTTCCCCTCTGTATTCGTAGCGAAACGATCTACCGAAGCAATACTGTCCTCTGTTGCTTTTTGATATGCTTTATATGCGACAACCCCAGTTCCAATGAGAGCGGCTGCAATTAAGCCAACTGGACCAAGAAGCACTCCCAATGCACTTCCTAACATACCAACCGCAGCACCTGCCAGACCTGCTGCACCACCAGCAATTCCTAATGCTGTTGCTAATGCTCCAATCCCAGACATGATCATCCCAACTGCAGCAAGAACTACACCTATTGCCGTTGCTACCGCTGTTAGCGCAAGAACAATACCACCTGTAATTGCAATGGCCTTTTGTACTGGACCTGGTAATGAGTTAAATCCATCCACAAGTTTCTGCAATCCAGCAACAAAAGCACTAACCACAGGGGCAAGCGCATCACCAATTGTCTTTTTCATTGTAGAAAATGCCGAGTCTAATAATGTAATTCGTCCTTGTAGAGTATCAATTTTAGTTGCTGCAACATCAGCCGCTGTAACCTTTGACATGGAATCCCACATCTCATTAACACCCTTTGCTCCTTCTTTAAAAAGAATAGTTGCACCACGTACGGCATCCGAACCGAATAATGTTTCTAAAGCCATACTTCGTTGTTGGTCTGTTAAATCTTTCATAGACTCATGAAGTGTTCCTGAAATATTTTCTAGACTTTGAATATGCCCTTGTTGATCATAAAATTTTGATGATAAGAAAGCCGAACTCGTGGCTAACTCACGGAATGCTGTATCACATTTATCGTTCCAATTTGTAACCCCTTCGGTTTTCATTACGTATTTTTCTAAAGCAACTTCTATATCTCCTACATTTCTTGAAGCTGGTTGAATACCGTTTTTAACTAAGAAATCAAAACCCGCTTGGGCGTTATACGTGATAAGACCTAAATCTTTCATTTTGTTATATGCTTCTTTTGTTGAGGGATTTAACCTCATTAACATTGTTTTTAACGATGTACCTGCATCAGAACCTTTTAAACCATTTTGAGCAAATACTGCTAAAGTTGTAGCTGTATCTTTAAATGTCATCCCGGCTCCTGCTGCTACTGCTGATGATGCCGATAATCCATATTTTAGCTCACGTACATCTGTAGCTGATGCATTTGCTGCACCTGATAATATGTTGGCTGCATCTGCTACTGAAAGATGATCAGCTTTAAAGGCATTTAAGGCTGTGGATGCAATTTCGGCCGCCTCGCCTAATTCTAGCTCTCCTGCTGTCGCTAAGTTAAGAGCACCTTCTAAACCACCATTTATAATATCTGTTAAACTAACTCCTGCCTTTATTAATTCTTCAATACCTTGCCCTGCTTGAACACTGGAGTATTTTGTTGTTTCGCCCATATTAACAGCCAATTCACTTAGCTTTTTCATTTCTTCTCCAGTAGAACCGGATACCGCTTTAATGTTCGCCATTTGTTGTTCAAAATTCATTGATTCAGTAACCGCGGATTTTAAACCACGTCCTATAGCATAAGTCATTCCACCAAACACCATACCAATTTGCATTCCTGCATTTTGCAAATGGTTACCTAATGTCTCCATGCGATTACCAAAATTCAACAAGCGATTGCCTTGCTGCTCTAATTCACGATTTGACTGCTGTAACCCAGTTTCAAATCGATTAAGTTCAGCTGTAGCGCGATGAATTTGTTCAGCATAATGTTGTGCCGATTGACTCGCTTCGCCTTCTTCTGTTTTCGCACGATTATAGGCTTGTTGAAGTTCCCTAATCTTTTCTTTCTGCTTATCCACCATGCGAGTGAGAACATCAATTTTCGCCCGGGTTTGCTCTGTTGCATTAGAAAAACCGCCCATGCCTGTTGTAATAGACTGAAATTCAGCCTGTAAGGATTTCAAAGAATTATTTAACTTATCCATCCCTTTTTGTTCAGCTTGACGGTTTACTTGTTTTAATTCATTTTCAAACCTATTTAAATCAGCAACCGCTTTATTGACCTGTGAAGCATATCGCTGGGTTGCTGCATCATTTTCACCCAACTTAGCCTTATTTTGATCATAGGCTTGGCGTAATGCTCTAACTTTTTCTTTTTGTGCTTCAATCAATCTATTAAGTGCATCCGTTTTGGCTCGTGTTTGCTCACTAGCGTTTGCAAAACCACCCATACCAGTACTGATTGATTTCAATTCATTTTGTAAAGTCCTTACGGCACGTCCTGAATTCGCAATACCTTGACGAAAATTCACATTATCAAGGGAAAGCCTAACGACTAGATTATTCATTTCATTCGCCAATGTCTCACCCCCTTGCTAAATAATGTTTTCCGCTGGAACTTCAACTTCATTTGAATTTTGATTTGTACTATTTGAATTACTTTGATCACGATGCTTACGATTCAATCTTAAATAATGCCAAATATCCATTTCATTATCGATGTGATGATGTTTATATCCTTGACGTAATAAAGAGAGGTAGAGCTCGTCCATAAACTCACTGAACGTTAGCCCTCCCCCCTCTACGTGTTTGGGTTTTCTGCTTCTCCAGTTCCAGGTGTACCACCAGCTGCATCCACAGTTTCATTAATAATTGCGTTAATTACATCTGAAGTTGTTGATAAGAATTTACGGGCATCCACACCATCCCAATATTGATCCAAAGTGAATTGTTCATCATAAACATTTACCACAAATTTGACCATTTTATCCATATCCTCTGGACCAGGATTATTTGGAATATTAGCAAGCTCAGGCGCCTGACGGATTAGGCGAGCTGGAATGAACTCTGGTAAATTAAAAGTTTTATTTTCCTTATTGATTCTTAAAGTTAATTTCATAGTTTATTCCTCCTTAATTAATAAAAAAGAGAGAGCTTTTGCTCCCCCCTACTTTCCTGCTGGTGGTGTTGCTGTTTTTTCGTATACCTTTTTGAACCAGTTATCTCCAACAGATTTTGTAAATGTAGGTTCGTCTTCATCCGCTGTAAACTTCGATCTGTTATCGAAATCACGTTCAATGAAAGAACCTTTAAGTTTCGTAGTTTGGAAGTTCGGTTTATCCTTTTTAGTTTCAGCTTCTTCCTCTTCTTGTGAAAGCTTCCCTTTTAACAACCAAACGTATCGATATTTACCATTTGCCTTCAAAAAGCGCCATCCGATTGCTACATACGGTTTTTCACCCTCACGCTTTTCATCTAATACACCGTCTGTAACTTCTGGATATCCTTCAATATCAGCTTTTGTGGATAATGGAAGACCTCGAACTTCAATTTCAACTTCAACCTCACCATCAGACTCAGCAATTTCTGACTTTTTGTTATCGCTCCACATTATTTCAGAAGACACCTTTTTAGAGGTTTTAACCTTTACAGCACCTTCTAACTTCTTAACGGTTGCATAATCCACTCCAGTTGCATCGTCTTTCACTGATTTCGCATAAACAAGACTATCTACACCGACAGTCGAACTAATTTTAATAACTTCTCCAGCCATCTATAACTCCACTCCTTTCGCGAACCTCATCGCGTAATGAAAAATTTGTGTATCATCTTCATATAAATCAGCAACCGCATAACGTGAGAAACCAATACTTTTCATGATTTCATTCACTTTTTGATGAATCGCTGTTGTACTACCCTTTGACCAAATATCGATTTGGAATGTGATTTCACTTTCGCTTTCATCATTATCTGCAAATCCCTCTGGCCTATTGTCTAATTCAAAAAACGTAATACGTGGAAACTCTTCAGCATTTTTGGCTTTACGATAATAAACACGTTTTCCACCTAATAAAGAAACAAGCCCTTGATTATTTTCAAGAGCTTGTACAATTTCGGGTCGTAAATTCATCATAGATTCAACCTCATTTCATTCTTCAAAATGTCTGTCATAGCGCGAATTGCCGCTTCTTTTGAAGAATTAAAACCCGGTTCTATAAATGGTTGAGCTGGCATTTTAGACGTTCCCCATTCTAAGAACTTCCCATAGAAAAATGGAGAACGATCTGCTTTATCTATCCCTATTTTAATAGTTTTTATGCCACCTTCCATTTTAGCTTTTGTAACTCGTATATTATCAGCTAAATGTTGTCCTGTACGCCACGGTTCACTTTTTGTTGCTCTTTTAGGACTATCACTTCTTGGCGCTATTTCAGAAATAGCTTTTCGGATAGGTTCTCCACCTGCTGCAAGAGCTTTATCTTCAATCTTTTCCCCACGTAGACCCATTTGCTCTAATTCAGATATCAAGCGATCAAAGCCTAAAAACTCAACACCCTCAGCCATTCATTCCACCACGCTTCCACATGATTGATAAGGTGTGTTTTTCAGTTGGAATAACTGAAATAATGTCATACATTACGTTCTTATACTTAATCTTCATATCAGCATTTACATCAACGCGATATCGGATTTCCGTTTCACCTTGAATTTCGCTATTAGCTGCGGCTGCTTCAAAGTATTTTCTTCCTTTTAAAAAAATAAAAGAACCCCATACAGTAAAAGAATCTTTATAATTTTCTATTGGATCACCGTCTGGGCTCTTTGCTTCATCGTCTTTCACTTGAAATGTAAGACGTTTATCTAATTTACCCGGATTCACTTGAATCACCACCACAATATTGCAATTGAACTAATATTGACTGCAAACTAAATGCTAATTGTTCAGCTTTTCCAACCGCTTCACGATTTTCATGCCAATGAGCAATTAAAATACGAGCTGCTAATTTAGCAAGCTCGCTTTTTAAATCTACATTTTTACTTGTAGCATTTTTAATATATATTTCAGCTGCTATTACGAAAGATGTAATGAGATCATCCTCCTCATCACCATCCACACGAAGATACTTTTTCGCTTCCTCTAATGTTAGTACCAAGAAGGACACCTCCTACCTTATTAAGCTCCTGTTTTAGGCGTAACAATAATTTGTCCATACACAACTGCTTCTGTATCCCATGGCGTAACATCTTCACGCTCGATTGCTCGGAATTCAGAAGTATTTGTTCTCCAAGCGTTTCCACCTTCTGTAGTCATATCGATAGATAATTGTTTTCTATCCCAAAGAATGATGGCTTCTTTTAAATTACCAACAATGAAAGGTGCTTTCCCATCTTTATCTGTGGCGATTGTCTTATTGGACAAAGTAATAACCGGTTTTCCTGACAACAAACTACGTGTTGGATTTGTTGGATCTGGTTGAAGAAGCGGACGACCATTTTTATCTTCCAATTGATCTAAGTAATTGAATCCATCTTGGTTAGTAAAAATATTAGCTCCAGCTGCAAATGCCGGGTCTAATGTAACATTTAACGCTGTTTTAATGCCTTTATAATCTTTAAAATCAACCTTTGTCAATTTGTTGAGTTCTTGTAAAATTAGATAGTTACGAGTAGCAATAGATTTCTTAGCGATCCATTGGCGTAAATATTCTTCTAAAGCTTGATCTGTATCATCTAATAAATCATTTGGTACTGGTAAGAATCCTGCGTAATCTTCAATAGCATAAGATAAACGATCAAATTCAGGAGAAGCAATTTCTTGCATTGCATTCGGCTTACCATACTCAGATAATGGAGCAAATGGTGTTGATGCCGCGCGCTTTTCTAATGTACGAGCCCCTTTATTTGTTGAAACAGGTTGTACATTTACATATTGTTCTAAATTATCAACCGTCTGTTTTAATTGGTTAATAGTTGTCGTAATATCTTCAGGAACAATATAACCGCCATCTTTACCTGAATTCTCTGATAAGGCCGCTTTATATTCCTGCATAACACTTGCTTCTTCATGACTTAAACTTTGACCACGTATTGCTTTCATAAATACTTCTTTATACGATGTATCTTCATTTTGGACTGATGCTGGAGGTAACGCTCCTGTTTGTGAGTTTACAGGTTCAGGAACTTGAATTTGCTTCATTGCTAGATAGTTATCTAGTTCGTTTTTCGCGTTTTTCGCTTCTTCGATTTTCGCCTTTGCATCTTCATATTTACCGCTGTTATTAAATTCCTCAGCTTTCGCTTTTAAATCAGCTATTCTTTGACGTAATTCTTGTTCACGTTTATCCATTCAGTATTTCCTCCTTGTTTTGGCACAAAAATAGACCTATAGTTCTAACAGGTCTAGTGCGTTTTGAATTTTTAATTGTTCATTAAGGTCCTTCTTAGGAAGAGAAGACAATTTTGCTACTACTTTACTAGGTGTTTTCTGATATTTATCAAAGTAATCACTACTACAAGCTGCGACTTCTTTTGCTTCCACAACTTCAATATTGAAGTATTTTTCAGCTTCTTCACCACTTAACCAGGTCTCAGCATCTACTAATTGTTGAATTTCTTCAATTTCAATGCCTTCTTTTAAGTTTTCCTTATATACATTCATAATCCCAGACTCAATGTTATCCAGATCTTCTGCTGCTTTTCGGAAATCAATTGCATTTCCGGCTGCATATGTCCAAGGCTTATGAATCATTAAGAAAGCATTAGAAGGGACAACAACACGATCACCAGCCAGGGCGATTACGGAAGCGATAGAAGCTGCAACACCATCTACATAAACAGTTTTTTGAGCCTTATTGCGTTTTAACATGTTATAAATGGCCAAACCAGCAAAGACAGAGCCACCGCCACTATTTACATAGATATTAAGGTTACTTTTATCATCTAATTGCCCCAAAATATTTTTCACATCATCAGGCATAATGTCAGAATCATCCCATTTCCAACCTGTATTATTTATGATGTCACCATAGATAAATAGGTCTGCTGACGATTCCGTTTGATTTTTAACAGTGAATACGTCTTTAATTGCCCTCACCTCCTTTCAGTGACAAACCTCCACTAGCTTTCGCTAATTGGTATTCATCCGCAATCTCAATGGATACATGGTTTAGATCGACACGATGTTTATCACCATATTCTCCAATTCCATCTATATCTTCAAGCTCTAATACTTTATTGATTGAGAAAGCACCAGCATCTAACATAATCTTATAAAATTCCGCTCTCGATTTAGAATCAGCGCGAAGTAAACTTGTTAGATTAAATTTCAAATAATAACGCTTTTGTTCATTAAATGAAAATGTTTTATAAGAAAATTCTTCTTCATACTGGATAAGAATTGGACTCAATGTATTTTGGATAAAATCCAATGCCTGTTGCTCAATGTTTGAGAATGTAGCACGATCCAACTCATTAATCATGTGTAATGGAATATTAAAGATGTTTGCAATCTCAGCCTTATCGAACTTCATACCTTCAATAAATTGAGCATCCTTTAATGGCATCCCGACTTTCTCAAATTCTAAACCAGCATCCAAAATTGATATCCTTTGAGCATTATTCAAACCTGTATTTGCTTCTTCCCAAGCGTCACGAAGTACATCTTTCGCTTCTTTTCCAAGGGCTTGTTGAGTTTTCAATATCCCACTATGGGCTGCACCATTTGTAAAGAATTTACCTTTAAATTTTTGTGCCGCTTGTGAGCTACCTATAGACTCTCTCGCAATCTGAATAGGTGGTTTACCCTTCAGTCCATCAGTAGACAACGTAGTAAGATGAATAATGTCATCATCAGTTATTTTAATAGGTGTACCATCTGGTAAATTCGTAAAATACCATAACTTATTTGTCTTCAGATCCACGATGGGAGTTGTTACAGCCGGATTTAGTGCCCATAATTCTTTCGGTCTACCATCCGCACCCCAATGAATATTGATGTAAGCATTTCCCCATGTATTGCGGTGCGTTTCGATTAAATGTTTGAATTTAAATGGGCTTTGATAAGGGTTCGGTCTTCTTTCCAAAACAAACGACACTTGGTGCATCTTATCTCGTTCTCTTCCTTTTGATGTCTTTCTAAAAACTTGAAAAGGAAGCATTGCAACACTGTTTGCAAGGATATTAATGCATCGATATACTGTCGGGACCCCTAAAGATGATTCAACCGTAACCTTTTCACCACTTGCTGCTTGATAACCAAATAGACTTTTAAACCAAGGAGACGGATTTTTCAAATCGGTCGTATCTTGGTTCTTAAATAAATGCCGAAAAATCAAAAGTTTCACCTCCTTTCTAACTTCTTATCATTACCACCCCCATCATTGTGAGAATAAGCCCTAACAGATACCAGCCGTAAATTGGATTAATAAAAAAAGTTGTCCCAACAATGATGGACAACCCCGAAATAAGTAAAATATCTTCTAAAATACTTATAAAAAACAATAAAAAACGCATGTAATTCCTCCTAGAATGAGAAATTTTGACTTAAAATATATGAATTCAAATCCATTTCACCAGAATTGAGCATACAGCGAACGTGTGAGTTAATTACAGCCGCTATAGGGTCAATTCTCTCTGTTGCTTTTGACTTGTCCAACATGATGTTTTCGTTGGCATCTTGCTTAGTAACAGCATTCCCAATTGCCCAATTCAGAACTGGATTGTTATTATGAATAATTTTCTTTTGATACACTTGCTCACGAAAGTCTTTTGTTGGTCCTGATAAAGTAGCCATACCTTGTCGGATTTCTACAACAACATACCCTTCTGCTTCCATGTCCTGCATGAATTGAGTTGCATTCCACGGATCAGCACAAATTTCTTTTATTTTAAACTCATTATCTGACTCCATCGTTTTTATATACTCTTTCACGAAATTATAGTCTACTACTGAACCCGGCGTTACAGTAATCCAACCTTGCTGCGCCCAAATGTCATATGGTACTTTATCTGTTTTCATTTTTTCATCTAAAGTATCTTCTGGTATAAAGCTATGGCTAATTACAATGTAGTTATCATCTTTTTTGAATTCGAAATCAACACTAGTTAAATCGATTTTTGCTGATAAATCAGCTCCTACTGTACATTCCATACCTTTTAGTTCTGACAACTCAATTACACCATCGCATTTATTCCATCTAGACATATCCATATAACCATTTTCTTTTCGGTTAACCCAAATATTCATACGTTTCGTTAGAAAAGACCGCATTTTTTCAGGATTATCAAGAGCGACTTTCAAATCACTTCGAAGCTTCTTCATTCCAGCTTCATAAGTTGCTACAATTGGATTGGCTTTTATCCAATTAGTTTCATCCTTAATATCATCATCTTTATCAAGTTCACAAATAACAACAAAATACTCATCATTTTCTACACCTAAATCATCTGGATCTAATATCCTTGAACAGTATTTATACTCCTTGTAACAAGGTCCATTAATGTTAAATCCCGCTGTGGTAATAATGAACATTAATGTATTTTCACGCGCACCCATTCCAGAATCAATTACATCATAAATCTCACTAGTATCATGAGCATGATATTCATCAACGATACCGAGAGATGGATTTGTGCCATCACCAGTCTTTTTTGCTTCTTTAGAAAGCGGTGTTATTGTTGAACCACTCTTTATATGCGTGATTTTCCCATAAGAGTCCTTATATTTTTTGGATAACATATCACATGCACCAAGTTGTTTTAAAATATCATTGTAAACAAGGCTTGATTGTTGTCTATCCCAACCAGCTATATAGCACTCTTCTTGTTGATCAGATAAGAACGTTATATAAGAAGCGATAAGGGCCAAAAATTGTGATTTTGCATTTTTCCTTGCAAGTTCAATAAATACACGTAGGAAACGTCTATTATTTGTATCTTTAATAAGAAAACAAAATATATTAGCTGCTACGAATAACTGAAAATCAGTTAATTCAATATATTGCCCTGCTAATACACCTTTAAAATGTTTAAATTGCTTGCACCACTCATAAAAATCATACAACTGTTCAATATCAAAATAGAATGGACATTCATCATCTTGTGTACGTTCTAGATCTCTTAAAAAACGCTCACAAGCCCATTTATGTTTCTTACAAGCCAATATGTTACCGTCCGAAATGTCATAAACATATTGCATTAGCCTTTCTTCTAGTCTCATACCCTATCACCAAATCGCTTTTCCGCATTGGTTTTGGGTTTATCATCACCCTTTGGTTTTGCTAACGATGCTCTAGAACTTGGTGTTAATCCAAATTCAATTGCCAGCGACTTCATTTGTTCATGCAATTGTTTCTTTTTAGTTAATAAGGGATGTGGAACTTTATTGGTTTCAGCCGCTTTATTTGTATACTCTACCATTAGCCCTTCTTCACTGATAATTTTTGTGCATTCAACGTAATCAGAGTAGGCATCACAATAAGCCGCCAAAGCATTAATATCTACATTCGTAATAAGGTCTAATTCCATTAATTCTTTAGAAATACGATTGAATTCTTTTTTAGCTACTGCATTTAACCAAGTTGGAGCTTTTATTCTATTCGTTTTTGGTTGAATACTTTGTTCAGCCTTCACTCGTTGCTCTATTTCTTGTTTAGTTAATCGGTTTTTATTCCCTTCAAGTATTTGCAAATGAATCGGCTTTGCTTTTCGTCCCATGTGAACCACCTCCTTTGGTTGAACCCCCTTTTATGAAATAAAACGAATTTTTTGTACGGAAAGCTAGGCGGCGGTCTCCAGGGGGTCGCCTTTTGCTTTTTTATGGCGGGGGGTATTTATGAATTTTTTCTTCCAAATTATTTTTTGTTTTTCTTCTCATCTTCTTTTGTTTTCTTGTTGTGACAAGCATGGCAAAGCGTTTGTAAATTAGTTGGCTCTAATCGTTTAGACCAATCAACACGAATAGGAATAATATGATCGACTACATCACCTATCTTAATGATGTCCTTGCTTCTACATTGAACACATAAGCCATGATCTCTACGATAAATAAGCTCACGCATATCCTTCCACAATCTTGAGTTGTAGAATGAACGTGAACTTTTGTTTCGAATATTTTTGTCATAATATCTTACGGATTCTTTTTCCTTTTCGATATGTTTAGCACAATACTTATCCCTTGTTAGTTCGTTGCAACCTAACGACTTACACGGCTTGAATGGTTTACTTGGCATTCATATCACTCCACAATAGGATGATTATGTTGAATGATCTCGGTATTTAAACGCTTGTTATCAGCTGGTACAGGTTCAACATGAATGTATGTCATATCAAACTTATCAACCGACTTTGACTCCCAATCAAATGCAACACGTAACTTTCTATCAATCTGTTTACCTTTGTAATGAACTATCGGAATAGCATCTATATCTGTTAATGTAATTGTTAATAACGCTTCTTGCTCTTGATTTGATTTACTCTTTAGCTTCTTAAAAAACTGTTTGCATGAATCTAATTCAATAGGATCTAATCCTTGCAATTTTCTTGCTTCATTAATACTTAGCAAACCTTCTTTAAGTTTTTTCTCAATAAGTTCAGCTTTCTTCATTACCATTTGGCTTCACTCCTTTACTTGCACCTTCAATCCTCTTTCTTAACCGTTTCATTTCATCCTCGATAGCAAGATTCTTTTTATTAATCCGTTCATGACACTTTACGATGTCCGCTTGGTGTTTACGAATCTTATCGTTCACATATGCAGCAACATGCTCATGACCACAATGTGGACAAATGTAGAAACACTTCTCAACTCTTTTTGGAAGCTGTGCTACTTGTGGGTGCATATCGTAATCTTCATTACAGTTAGAACAGTAGACTCGCATCTGTCTCACTCCCTTAGAAAGAATATTCCAATTATATATTTACCAAATAAATACAAGTTGTTATAATAAAGTTAACATTGCCATCAGGAAAAGTGATTCGCACCCCAAAGCGAGTTGCTTTCCCTTTTTTTATGGCTATTTTTCTAAGAATTCATCTACCGCTTTACCTAGCAAACTGATCATCGCTTCTCTCTTTTGCTTTGGTGTTGTATTATCTTGCATTTCATTAAAGATAGGAAGTACCCTTTCTAATTTCTCTTTATCGATGCGTTCATTTACAAGATCCTGTCCCAACATTGAAATGAATGTACCAATTGCAACCGCTTGTTCTTGTTTATTTAGTTTCATTTATTTCACTCCTTTGATATCAGTTACTGTCATCCTGATAGAATCCGTTGTTTGTTTAATCATAGATTATACAATTGCTTTACCATCACAATATAATCCAACTGTTTCAGTTCGACCTGTATACTTACCAATAATCTTTTCTAACTTCTCACACATTCCGTTACTTCCTTCATTTGTTTTAATGCTTCAGATGTATTAGCATCAATATTAATCTTTTATTTGTTATTAGCCAGTCCTTCATCCTCCTCCAAAATAAAAAGCACCCATTATGGATGCTTAAAAAAATACAATCTTCTATTTTATCCTTGCTGGAATAATTCCAATAACTTGATCTAAGAATAATACAAAAGCATTTGTCTTAATTGGACTGGAGCCATCTGTCTTATCAATAGTTACATCTTCTAATACAATAGATTTCCCCTGATCCTTAACAACTGTATCGTCATCTCTGAGGTTATATTCCAATTTCCTTGCACTTGCATTCGCCATAGAGAATAAATTAATTTCTCCTTTTTTCTCATATTCATCTTTTATGATATCTGAGAAATCCTTGTCTTTATCAAATTCCCAAACATCATATTTCATCTCTTTTCCAGTGATCAATCCACTTGCAGTTACATATGTAAAATAAGCTCCTTCATTCTGTTGAGAATCCGTCTGACTTTGAATAGCCTCTACTGACATTGTTAAAGAACTCAACATTATTTCCTTTGCACTGACTTCTCTCATTTGTATCTCTCCTTTGCAATAAAGTATACTGTAGTACAATTAAATCTTATTCGACAAAATAAGCAATTTTCCTTTATATTTTTTAATATGTATTCTTTAGTTTTCCGCCACTACTCACAATACAAATATATCACGTTGATTCCAAAACAACCGGCACATTTACTGCCAACAATCGGTCACGAATCTGCCATTATTTTATGCATTATATATCCCAACACCACCATTTCCCCTCAATTCTTTTATACGAGTCGGGATTCCAGTTTCTAACTCTTTTTGATTATAGTCTAACTTTAACTCTTTTCTTAATTGTTGATATTCTTTGACGATGAGTTTGACTAGCCTTTCAACATTGACATGACTGTAATGTCCCACACTAACGTTTTTAACATAAATATCAAATTCATGTAATAATTGAAGACTCGCATATGAAGAGTTCTTAAAAAAAAATTCAATCATATAGTTATCATCAATGATTCCTGGTGAACCTGCATCAGTAAAATATAACCGTTGAGCGTCGAACTTTGATCCACCCTTCACAAGTCCAGCGAATCGAGCATTAATTATCATATATAATGGTGCATATAATTCCTTAAATTTTTCACTCTTTTTCTTTTTCTTTTCTTTTCGAGGTTCAATGACATAATGTAACAATGAAAATAACAACAATGTCACAATTGACGTAATTATTGCTGCCATACTTAGTGTTGAATCTAATTTCATTTTTCTAACTCCCATCTAATAATTCTATTAAATAATATATCAAGCATTACCATATAAATTCACATCACGTTCGAGTTTGTTTTGTCTAAAAGAAAAAGCACCTGATTAGGTACTTTTTACCCCTTATTCGAATGTTTTCCTTATAATCCTATAGGTTTCTACCAATGCACTGATAATTAGAAGCATTCCTAATAAAAAATACAAACCAAAAACTATTAAGTAAATTTTAGAGGTTATCGGTAAGTATTTAAATATAGAACCAGCTAACATAAAAATGATCATCATAAACATTAAGGCTAAGTAATTTAAATAAACGCCTTTGTTCTCTTGTCTTTTTTGACTACTTTGATATGAAATGCATGCAACTGTTACTGCTATTAAAGCAATAATTACCGTTGTACCTTGTTGAAAGATTGCAGTAATTAAATCTCTTAATGTCTCTATATCTTTATATACATTCGAAAGTACTGCGATTATTGTCATCGCTGTAAGAATAGCTGTACATTGCATGAAAACCTTATTCCTTCTGTATATACCTCTGGTCATTAAAAACACACTCCATATTTTTATATTATAAATAAATTATAATATAAAAATGATGTAATTCATATTCCTTATGAAACTAACAGAAAATTATCACCCTGATACTAATATTTTTCCGTAATTATGAAAATATTTAAAACAGTTACCCATATCTTATATTGTGTGTAACTATGCCAAATGCTACAGCCTTTGATATTCATAACTTCATAACACTTCCTCTTTTGAGTTACACAACACAATAAAAATGAGTAACTGTATAGAATGGGGTAGAATAACATGGCCACCAATTTAAAGTTTTAATGTACTCCAAAAATAAAAATCCACTGTATTTAATTAATTTAAATAGTCAGTAGATTTTTATTTTTAGCAGGATTTTATTTTATCAGCTTGATAGTGACGAAATACAGCCAGAATTTCAAAAATTTTGTATGCTAAGAGAATTTCAACCTAAAAAGTTGGATTCCTATACGTTAAATAAAATGAACAAAGTCTTTTACATTCTCTTCTTTAAGAACGTTTCCATAATATCCTTCCTGAACCTTTCATAATCAAACTGAAAAGCTACATTATGCATTTTATAGCCTGGATTAGTAACAAAACGAAAGTCTGCAATGCTTTGTCCAAAACCTTCCCCTTGATCAGGAATTACTTTAATAGGTACTCTCGTAAGGCTAACAGCCTCTCTATTTAGCAAATACCACACTGTTACAAAATCATGCATAGGACTTCCACTTATACCTGGATTAGACTTGGAGTAAAAATTATAATAATAATCTAACATAGGTTTAATGATAAGCCCTGCAAGATCTTGTGTATTCCGATGAAATGCATCGATTTGCTGGACCATTTCGGGTGTAACAATCGCATGTTGGGTCACATTTAAAGGAATAATTGTCAAGTTCTTTGCATGTTGCAGAATTAAGTTTGCTGCATAAGGGTCTGCGTAAAAATTAGCTTCAGCCACAGCAGTTACGTTACCTGGATAGAAAAAAGCTCCCCCCATGCAAATGCATTCTCTTACATTTCGCATTGTTTGTAAATTCAATACAAAAGTCGTAGCTAGCGAAGAAAGTCTTCCTAAATTGATAATTGTAAGATCTTCTAAATTTGATTCTATAATTTGATAAATATCATTTAAAGGATAAACTGGATATGAAATTTCAGGTGGAATAATAGGTCCTAATCCAACTTTTCCATGTACCTCAGGGAAATACTTAATCAATATACCTGTCAACGGTACAGAAGCACCAAGGAATACAGGTATTTCTTCTCTTCCCGCAATGTACTTCAAATAGTTAATATTTCTTATTACATTTTCTCTTGATACATTTCCATAATCGGCTACGATTCCTACAAGTTGAATGTCTTTACGAAAAAAGGTATACAGTATAGCAAAGGCATCATCAATCCCTAAATCTGTAAACAGAAGAACCTTTTTTTGCATATCTCTTCCTCCAAAATTTATAGAATTCTACTTTCACCAACGATGTAGTGATTAGACTACGCTTGTATATATATTTTTTATGTATTCTTAAAGAGGCGATTCTATTCACTTGAAATAGCTTTGCACATCTAAATTTGATTTTATGTTCAAGCATAAGTTTCTGTTCTTAAGTCGATAAGCATGTGTTGCTATCCTTGAACAAAAAAAGCAATGATTAGATTTTAAACCTAGTCATTGCTTTATCCATTGCATCTTGGTTTACTCCTATATATCTTAACGTTACTCGTTCACTTGAATGATTGAATATCTCCATCAGCAAAGCTATGTTCTTTGTCTGCATGTACATATGATATCCAAATGTCTTACGTAATGTATGTGTCCCAATTTCTTCTAAACCAAACTTTGCTGCTGTAGTACTAAGTATTTTGTATGCCATGCTTCTTCCGATTGGTCGATTCTTTCCTTGTCTGCTCTTAATTAAATACTCATATTCTTCCATATCTTCAATGTACCACTTTAACTCTCTTCTTAACGCTGCAGTAATCTGAATACGTTTCTGCTTACCCGTCTTCATTTCACGCATTGAAATATGACTGCCCTTTAAATCTCCAACCTTCAGTTTCAGAATATCACTTATACGTAGTCCTGTATTAATTCCCATTACAAACAAGATATAATTACGTTCACTCTTTTCTTTTAAATACTCTTTAATTTGCTGTATTTGCTCTGGATCACGTATTGGCTGAACAAAATTCATTATTCATTACCTCCAGTTTCTTCTGTCTCGTAAACTTCTAATCCGAGCGCAAAAGCAAGTTTATAAAACGCTTTAGATTTCCAACGTCGATAGGTACGCTCTGACATCCCTATTTCGTTATAAACCATGTAATCACACACATCCTCATCCTCTAAATAACGTTTATAAATAATCTCTCTCTGAATACTTCCTGCACGCCCGTTTCCTAATCGATTTAAAAACTGGTTAATACGTACCGACATTATTTCAAGCCACTCTTCTCGTTTGCTTTGTTGAACATTTGCTATAGCAACATCTTCTAACGGTTTACCAACTGCATGTGTAGGGCCGTGCTCACGTATTTCATAAGAAGGAGTGACTTTCATTTCTTTACGCATCATCCCAAATTGTCTATGTATACGTACGCTTTCCAACACGCCTTCTAATTCCTCTTGTGTTGCTGTTCTATCAATTTTTGGTAAGAAAGATAATTGTTTAGTCATGTACGACCACTCCTTTTTATTTTTAGATTACTTTTGTCTTATTACTCCACGTCTTCGTTCATAACAAGGTCTATGCATCCCCATTAATTCTTCAATTTCACGGGTGCTAAATTTCTCTTTTCGTTTTTTCTTCTTTGTTTTATTTGATCGCTTTTTCCATTCACGTAATTGATCTCTTAACCCCTTCATTTCCCCATCTCCCTTTTCAAAATAAAAAGGACACCTATTCGTAAAACAGCTTTAATTGCTGCTTTAATGAATTGGTGTCCTCTAGTTTTCTAGCCGGACTGTATTCGAATGTTGTTTTAAATATGCCAATAGTCACTATTAACATCATTAGTATATTTGCTGATTTCCTTCTCTTTACCACACTTTTCACATTTATAATAATTAACTATCCCCATCTTACCAGCTTTAAAATCTTCATTGTCTTGACTTTTAATAAATTTATATCTATGTATACATTTAGGTTCTTTTAATTTATCTAACCACTTTCCTAACATAAATTAATCCCTTTCCTCTTGAAAATATTCTTTTTATTCCCATCCCCTTAAGCATACCTTAGAAAAGATTCCCAATCAATGAAACATGGTAGCTTGTTTTTCTATAGACAAAAGGATTATTTTATTAAGTTATGTTTCTTTAACAAAAACCAAGTCTCCATGCCTTTTACATCTCTCTCGTACACTTGCATTACATATATCTCTTCATTTATTAACAGTTGGAACTCTACACATTGTTTTTCTTTGTTCCATCCGTAAGATGCCATTGGAACCATTTTCGGCTCTGTTTTCCCTTCCATTTCTCTTCCTCCCCTGAATAAAACTCAATATTCCGTTCATACTATAAATACACTTGAGTTCTGAACTTCCTTCTTAACGTTTTTTCGGAGAGCAGTTAGCTTTTGCTAGCTGCTCTTTTAATTACACATTTTTGTCTTAACACTCATATATTATTGAGAATTAAAAAATCATTTCATGTATAAAAGGAAAGTATTCTTTTTCATTACTCCACTCCCTCTTTAAATACCACTGTTTGAATAAGGTTTTTAAAGAGGGAATACATTTAAAAATCTTGGTTACACTGTAAACAGGCTCGTGAATAGCCAATTTTACTAATACCCACTCTATGTCTATTACCTTGGGCCGAGCAATTAGCAAAAGCTAATTGCTCTTTTATATTGAGTTAATAATAAAATTTAGGTCTTATTCCTTTTCTATATCATATATTTTTAACCTAACCATCCAGCTCAAAGTGTTACCTCCTATCTTAAAGAGCACTGATGCATGGTGCTCTTTTTAGTTTCCTTATTTCTACAAAATGAAATTTTTATACAAAATACACACAACTAAATTCACATAATTTCATATGATATATTGCATCATTTCTTTTTAGAATGGATAGTCGTTACAGAAGGGCGCTTTCCGAAGCGCTCTTTTTTAATATCCCCTGCACTAAATAATTTTTGAATTATATCTTAATTTCGAGAACACTCACAAGTCATAGGTTTACAATAAGTCTTGGTCAGAAGAGCACTTAGATATGGTGCTCTTTTTGGTATGGAATTTAAAATAGAGGCTTGCTCTTAAAACCTATTATGTAATTTTCATAGGTTTTTTCCTTACACCCCTGTGTCTGTTTACTCATAAGTTGTTAAAGTATAAATATAAATTGATAGTTAATTTATAAGGGAGGTGTAAAAATGAGTAAATTTAAAAAGCATTGTTGTCACATACCCTTTCCTTTACCTCAAATAGGGCCTACTGGATTAACCGGTGCTACTGGACCTTCGGGACCTACTGGAGCTACCGGACCTTCCGGGGGACCTCGGGGACCTACCGGACCTACTGGAATTCAAGGTAACCTGGGACCTACTGGACCTCAAGGTAACCTGGGACCTACTGGACCTCAAGGTATTTCTGGACCTCAAGGGATTCCTGGGATTTCTGGATCTATTGGTCCAACTGGACCTTCTGGAATTCAAGGTATCCAAGGCACCCAAGGCATTCCTGGCATTCAAGGCCCTATTGGACCCACTGGAATAACGGGGGTCACTGGAATTCAAGGGATTCCTGGTATTCAAGGGATTCCTGGCATTCAAGGCATTCAAGGGATTCCTGGCCCGACCGGACCCCAAGGGATTCCTGGCATTCCTGGTTCTGTAGGTCCAACTGGACCTTCTGGAGCTGTTGGACCTACCGGCCCTTCCGGGGGACCGCCAGGACCAACGGGCCCGACTGGACCTTCCGGGGGACCACCAGGACCAACCGGAGTGACTGGCCCCACTGGACCAACTGGGTCACCAGGACCAACCGGACTTCAAGGTATCCAAGGCATCCAAGGCATTCCTGGCCCCACTGGACCTCAAGGAAGTCAAGGGATTCAGGGGATTCAAGGTGATCCAGGGCCTATTGGTCCTATTGGACCCACTGGAATAACTGGGGCAACTGGAATTCAGGGTATCCAAGGTATTCAAGGTAATCCAGGACTTATTGGACCTATCGGCCCGACTGGCCCAACTGGGCTTCAAGGTATCCAAGGCATCCAAGGCATTCCTGGGCCTACTGGATTACCAGGAACCGCTGGAGCTACCGGACCTACTGGGCCTGCCGGTCTTACAGTATCTGGCTTATCCCAGTATGCTTATGTTTTCAATACAGCAGCTCAAGTTGTTGCCTTAGAAGCACCTATTCTTTTTAATTCACACGGTAGAATCACATCCGGTTTTACTCATACGCTCGGAACTTCTCAGATGACAGTTATTAATGCTGGAGATTATAAAATTTCTTTTTCTGTATCAGGAGTTGAACCTAATCAATTTGCCCTCTTTTTAAATGGGGCTCCCGTTACCAACTCCATTTATGGATCAGGTGCAGGTACTCAACAAAACAATGGGCAAACAATTCTCACTTTAGCAGCAGGTGATATTATTACCCTTAATAATCATACTTCCGCTGCTGCGGTTACTTTGCAGACTTTGGCAGGTGGAACACAAACAAATATAAATGCTTCAATTGTAATTGAAAAGTTAGATTAATTTAATCATTTGTTTCCTGAAACTCTGTCAGTAAATAACCTGGGTTGGATTCTTTTTTCAACAAGCAGTTAGCTTTTGCTAGCTGCTCTTCTATTTTGTTCCTACTCCTATTTCCTAAAAAATCTTTACTTAATTCCTCCTTGAATAAAATCAATAATTCAGCATATAATATCTATGCATCTAGATTATTACCTTTGTATCGAGCAGTTAGACTGGGCTAACTGCTCTGTTATTTGTGACAAAATGAAATTTTTATTAAGTTTTCTATTAATAACGTGTATTGATTTCTTTTCTAAATTAAAAAAGAAAAGGGACGATTATTATGAGTTTAAAAAATCAAAGTTTCAAACAAGCAGGAGAAGTTGTCCAATCATTTGTAACAATAAACAAAGAAATTATAAAGTTCACACATCAAAACGCCTCCAGTTTAGGATTAACAGTACAACAAATGGGTATCTTAAATACAATTTATGCACTCCCTAATGTTACTCTTAAAGAGATTTCAGAACGTCTTTCAGTTCCTAAAAGTACAGTGAGTGTGAATGTAGATGAATTAGTTAATCTACAGCTCATCGAGCGAAAACAATCAGATGAAGATCGTAGAGAAATAAAATTAAAGGTAACAAACCAAGGACAAGAAGCATCGAAAAAATCCATTGAAAACTCTACTTCCTACAAAGCAATGGAATTAGCACTACAACAACTTCAAGAAGATGATGTTCAAACATTATTGCGTATTCATAAAGATTTATTAATCTCTCTACAGCAATTTCGTTAATTGATGTAAACCATTTTAAACACAAATTCTAATTCTTATTTTTCAAAGAACTGAGCAGTTAGATTTCACTAGCTGTTCTTTTATTTAAAATAGCGTTTTTATTAAGAAATTAGTCATTCCAACTAAAACGGATGTAATGTTCGTAATAGGATCCACCTAAAATGTTTTTCTTTTCTTCTACCTTAAATTCAACTTTCACACCATCCATTAATTCTTGTAACTTTTCCGTGAATGGTTTTGAGTGCAGAATATGCTTGTCTGGATTTTCTTTATGAATTTGATATCTATAACCTGAATATCCAATTGCAGCACTTTCGATTATTACGTATTCCATTTCCTCTGCAAATTCCAATACCTTTTCATCAATGACTTTTTCTTGGAGTTCTTTCAAATTCCCCACTAAGGACATTTCCATTCTCCTTTCTCTCAAATAACGATTTTGTTTTAAATCCTCACATTCCTAAAAAAAATACATACAGTATCATGAGGTATTCTTTTTTATTTTTCTTAAGGAACGCTTTAAAAAGCGCACTTTAGTTTTTAGATAAAGATTTTGTTTTACTTTTGCTAGCTACCCTTCCCTTGTATAAATGCACTTTTTTTACATACGATATTAAAATCCAAATAACCCTCTTTTAGGACGGTACTAATATGAACAAGACATTAAAATACATTTTAATCTTCTTTTGTGCGGTATTTTATATTGTAATTATGGGCTCGATTGTCTATCTAAACTTTGTTTAAGAGCATTTAATTTCTCCAAGTAAGAAATTAATCTAAGATCGAACATAAGTATTTATAATTAGGCATAAGGAGCGCTCTACAAGGCGCTCTTTAACTTTAAAATAAGTTTTTGTTTAGTTTCCATTAACCATTTTGATTCATTTGCATACAGTATTATCACAAGGAATTTCACAGGTTGCTCTGGTCCAGTTACCTTGAATTTCTTGCAGACCTTGTGGGAAGAATCCGTTTGTAACGAACGGATTCTTTTATTTGGAGTTATAAAGTAACTATTTTATTAAAAATTTTCACCTTTTAACTGGACAAGCATATATTGGTGTATGGAGGCATCCACTTATAGAAATCTACCTTTCTTGTCAAAGAGCATGCTTATATGCGTGCTCTTTGACCGTTGTTATGAAATATAGAGACTTCACATACATTAGAAACGTACATACAATAACCATGATCATCTCATTATGAATCATTTTCGATAAACTCCTTAGTCGTAGAAGGCCTTTCTTCCAAGGCGTTCTTTAATTTTCAAATAAGGATTTTGTTAAAGAGTTGAATAAAATTCAATATTCTGCTAATACTAATCACAATACAATCTGCTTCTTACCCAGATTGTATCGAATGGAGCAGCTAATGCAATTAACCGCTCCATTTTAATTTTCATTACATAAACCTAATATTTTTGTCCATACTATACAAAACTCACGAAATATTTATACTCCTTAAATTCGTGGATGTAATGTTCTTATAGCAGTTGGCCTTTGCTAGCTGCTTTTTTATATTGCATTAATATTAAGATTAGGTTCTTATTTCTTTTCTACATCATATAATTTCAACCTAAACATCCAGCTCAAAGTGTTACCTCCTATCTTAAAGAGCACTTATGCATGGTGCTCTTTTTTATTTTTTTTCATTTCTGAATAACATTTTCAACCCTGTTCATACTATTTTTGTAACTTAAAGTTACAAACTATTTCTGTAAGCGCAGCGTTTCTTTTGTACAACAAGCAGTTAGTTTTATTAACTAGCTGCTTTGTTGTGTAAAAGAAAGATTTTGTTTTAAATTTACACATATCTAAAAAACATACATATAATATCTTGGGTATCCTTTTTCAATATTAATTTTGGTCAGAGAGCACTTTTAAAAGTGCTCTTTTAATGTATTGCAATGTATCACGTTTTACATACCATAAACATAGACTACAATGAGCACGCAAGACATAATTTTTATATAATCGTGTACATTTTTTGTACACGGTTTTTTTATTAAATAAGAGTTTTGTTTAAAATTCATCAACCTTATTGATTCCTTTGCATACATTATTATCACAAGGAAGTTCACAGGTTTCTCTAGTCCAGTTACCTTGAATTTCTTGCACACCTTGTGGGAATAACCCGTTTTAAATAGCGGGTTATTTTATTTTTAAGCATAAAATAACTATTTTGTTATATTCCTTGTACTTTTAAATGAAACTAGCATATGTTGTAGTGTAGTGTTTCATCACTTATTTACACTTCCTTTTTTCAAGAGTACATATTCGATATGTACTCTTTTTACATCACTATAAAATAACGCTTTTATAAAGTAATTGATAGCCCTGCAAAGCCTTTTATCATATATATAGAATTTTCTCCATACCGTATACAAAGATGAGATTTCTAGAATATGCTGGGAGGTAACATATGACTAACTCAAATATTTACGACTTCATCATGAAATACGCCCGAGGACCCCATTTTCATCAAGAATTCCCCATAATATTATTTTGGAGTCAAAAAAGCGGATGTACATCACTTGCTCATTGGTTTTTTTATCAAATCAACTTGTTTAAGGAAGCCATTAAATATAATCCATTCATCCATAATTATGAGTTCGACATTTACAAAAATTCAGTTTACTACTTTACTGGGCTTGCTAATGCATTATCCACAAATGAAAAACCTACATATAAACTTGTAAGAAATCCCTATAAAAGAGCAGTAAGTTCATTTCTCTCACTAATCGCTCCACCAAATATTGAACATCCCGAATGGCAACCAATTAGACAGTTTTTATATCATGATAAAAACTGCAATAAAAAAATCTCCTTTAAACTTTTTTTATATTACTTAAAGTCACATATGAATAATTTAGATGATGTGAACCCCCACTATGTGCAACAATATATCCAAGATGAAGAAAAGTTTGTTACAAACTATATTCACCTTGAAAATTTCTCTTCTGAAATCTCAAATTTAGAGAAGATATATGGCTTAAAGAAGTCCCCTTTAGATATACTAACTAAGTCATGGCATCATCAAAGTGGTATCACCATTTTTAAAGGTAACTATGCAGATGCTGATATTACCGACCCTCTATTCCCACGACTCCCAACATATGAAAGTTTTTATGACTCCGAAACTATTCAATTAGTTGAAGATATTTTCAAAAAGGATTTCACTGTATACAAATACTCCTTAACTCCCCTCTAAAATATAGGCATTTTTATAATCATAGGTTCATATTTATTATAGAGAAACTTAAGCCACCTACTTAAGTTTCCTCATAATACTTCTGCAAATTGAATGTGGGCACTATTTTATAGTGCTCTTTTTCTATTTTATTTCTAACGAAGGCTTTTAAGGATAAGCATCATACTATATTAGAGCAAGATGTATTTTATCCTTGTCTAAAAGGAGGGTTTTTTATTAATGCAACTTTAATTTCCCATTTCTATAATGAAGAGTATCTACTCCCTTGGTGGTTAATGCACCACACAAAATTATTTGATCACGGCATTCTTATTAATCGTGGGTCTACTGATCGTTCAGTTGAAATATGCAAATTATTTGCACCTCATTGGGAAATCCGCGATTCAACAGTATTAGAATTTGATGCCGTATTAGTTGATCAAGAAGTAATGAACATAGAAAAAGAAATTACGGGCTGGAAAATGGTGTTAAATACCACTGAATTTCTTTGCTGTGTTGATAAGCATGCCTTTTTCTCATCTCTTGCTACTTTAGGAAAAAACATGTACGCTATTAGGACTATTCTAATGGTAGATGATCCTACTCATGGTTATACCAATCCGAGATACGGAATTCCCCTTGTCAAACAACGTTATCACGGGAGAATAATCCACCCTAATCCACCTGCTCCATACTATGGAGGTAGGTTAATCCACAATTACTTTCATGGTTGTTATTCGGCAGGACGACATTGGTCACCTCATCCATTTATGATTTACATGTATCCCACTTTCGTTTTAAAATTCTTTTACAGTCCCTGGAATACAGCTATGAAAAATCGGAAATTACAAATTGGTCCCACTCTTTCTAAACATAGTATCCAGCGTGGATTAGGTACTCATCATCTGGCAACACTAGATAAATTAGAAAAAAATTATATACACTTTACAACCTCAACTACTGATCTTCGTTTAAACCCGGAATATCAAGTTTTATTTCCAGATTTATGTTTTCCTAACCATTAATACATCAAAAAATATTTTAAATTTTTTTATATAAACAAAAATCTCCTTGCATTTATAAATCATCATATTACTAGAATTCTCAAATTTTATACCAATTAATTAATTAACATTACTTTTGGTAAACAATGTAATATTTACCTATAAAATCATTACCCTTATACAAAGAGCTATGAGCCTTTCCACTTATGGCTCTTTTTTATTACAATTTTCATTTCATATCTATACGATTTTGACTAGCTTCTCGACTAAATCCGTCTGGGTATCTTGTTGCTAATTTAGATATATTCATTTGAGCAATATCTTCTAAGGTATATCCCATTTCATGAGACATGATTGAAATGTAGTACAAGATGTCCCCTAGCTCTAAAGCGATTTATATGTGTATTTCCTTCTTCTTCTCCTGGACAATGAGCTGGATCAAATCCATGACCATGAAAAATTGCTTTTTTTACAACATCAGCAACCTCACCAGCTTCTCCTGTAAGCCCTAATGCTGCATTTAAAACACGTCCACCGAAATCGTTATTTGTATTCCATGTACGTAATGCCGCTTCTTGATATTGATCTAATTCACAAATTTGATTGATATTCATTACAGCTTGTCCTTCCTTTGATTCACTAACTAATTTAGTTGTTTCATATACACCGTTTTCCATAACGTTCATTTTATTTTCCCCTTCCTATTTAGCAAATCCCTAATCCTATTGGACGATTTTCAATTAAATACTTATCAGCTTGATCTATTACAAGAAGCGCAACTTCCGCTTGGTGTCTCCTTAACACTTTTGCCATCTTCGGCAAACTCATACCTTGACTCCACATTTCACGAAAACGTACTACATCTCTTTCATCCCAAATGAAGTTAGCTTCTTCTAAAGCGATGTATATTTTTAACCGTGATTCCTTCATCGCTTTATGATTTCTTGCTACACTCATAAGCGAACCTACTTTCTAAAATTAATCATTTTATCTTTTCAGTAAACTTAGTATCTACACGATCAACTTTACCGTTTACCCAAACCGCCACTTGCTCACCGAATCCACTCATTGGCGGATTTACTGCTGTTACATTTCCGTCCTTCACTATTAAAAGTTTGTTGCTACTAACATCAATTTCTATTTTTTTCATATGTCCATCTCCCTTTTACTACCGCATGTACTCGACAACATCAGGTTTAAATCCACTTCCTAAATAAACCCTTACCGGAATTATTTCTTTTTTATCCCTTGCTGCCTTACACAATTCTTCAGCTGTATCCCAATTGAAAAACTTATCTACTGCTCTTTGAAATCTCCAAATAGCCATTACATATTGTTCAAAGATGTCATAACGATCATCTTGTTTAGTTGTGCATGGTAATTCATCCGTACACTTTGCATTCGTTGGAACTCGGACGCGTACATCAGCGTATTTAGTGCGTCCAGTTCCTCTCTTCACATTTGCCTTCATTACATCGAACTCACAAATTGTTGGCTCTACATCGAAAATGTTTAGTTGCTTAGGCATGTGCCATCCCACTCTTCTGAATAAGATCCAGTAATTCAATTACCCCTTCCTTGCTTAAAAACATTCGGCCACCTAGCAACTCTATGTTGTTTTCAGAAACTTCACCCGTTACAAAGCATGACTTTTCATGTCTTCTTAAAACGATGTTTTCACCATCGACATGAAAATCTAGTGCCGTTCCTTCGGTAATACCTAAAGTTCTGCGTAACTCTACTGGAATTACTACACGACCTAACTCGTCCACTTTTCTTGCAACACCTGTGTTTTTCATATCTTACTCCCCTTTAGTATTTTTATATTTATTTAGAATCTCATCCAAACGTTTCTTATTATTTTCAAAATCATCGCTTTGAGTTTGCTGTGGCTGCTGTATTGGCTCTTGTTCTTCTTGTTTGCGTAACCAATCCGGTACAACTTCCGTTCGTTTGGAATAACCTTTACCAGTACGTTTTTTGCTTTGTTGTTGTCTTCGAAATGATGCTTGTGCTACTTCTACATCTTGAATTGTTTTAAAGCCTTGTTGATGCCAATCTTTTAAAATTCCTTTTGTATAAGACCAATTACGCTTATTGTTTTCTAAAGTAATTTTCATTGCTTCAACTACTAAAGATTGATTAAGTTCATCTATCCATTGATTAATTTCTTCTCCCATGAATGGAGAGATATGTCCGAAATTTTTCATATAAAAATCGATTGCAAGATTTTCTACTACTAAAGGTCCTTTTTTTTCTTCTTTTTCTTTTTCTTCTTCTTTTTCTTCTTTTTCTTCTTCTTTTTCTTCTTCTTGTCCCCCAATCGTGCCACGGTTCGTTAACGTATCGTTATACGAGTCGTGAATAAACGCTTCAATTAGCTTTTTTATGGACTTTTGCTCTATATGTTTGCAAATTGGAATCAACAAAGATGTATTTTTCACTTCTTTTAATTCTTTCTTAATTAAATCTTCAACTGGTTTTCCAGCTTTTTTTAGGTTGTATTTCCCCCAATTAAAAATGACTAATTCTCTGGTTTCATTATCGTATTTTATTATCTTGTGATAGTCTTCGAAACGTTGCATCAAAGCCTTTATAGTTTCATGTGAATAACCTGTTTCAAAAGCCATTTGTTTTTTTGTTATTTGATACACACCAATTTGTTTAGTTTGTGGATTAGTTAATAAATATAAGAAAAAGTACTTATCTTCTGGTGTGAAATCTTCTTGCACTTTCACATCATTCCAAAATGAAGTGTGTACTTGTCTAAATATCGCCATCTTTTTACCTCCTAGTACAAATTGCAATATATGCTTGTCCACTTTTGATAATTCGTTGAATTCTATAATACGGATAACAAACACTAAAATATTGCTGTATCATCTGTTTTAATTCATCTTTGCTTTTTGCTAAGTCCCAAAACTTATTAGGTAATAGCACTTGATATTCGATTAAATCCATGTACTATTTCCCTACTTTCCGTGGTATACTTAGAACAACTTATTTTTTAGAAAAGGACCCATTGCCGTGGGTCTTTTTATTTTGTTCTACGTCACTCCAAGCCCATTGCTTTATTGGTTCGTAAGTAATGTAAAGCAACCATGCACTACATACGATAAACATTGCGAATATAACTAATGATGTTGTATCTTCCACTAAATCACCTCCTTTTGTGCCTCAAGCCAGGCTTCTAAATCCTTTTGCAGAAAAAGTAGTTTACGCCCTTCTCTTATTACTGGAAACCTAGGGTGATTTGCTAATTCATACATTCTGCAAACCGCAATGTTGAGATAAGCTGCGGCTTCTTTCACTCGCATAACCTTATTTGGTTGTGATTGTTGTTGTAAGTCAGCTATTGCTGATCTGATTTCCTCTCTTACAATTTCACGAATAGATTCTTTAATAAATTGTTCTAAACCCATTTTCTTTCACTCCTTTTAAAATAAGTTTCACACAATGAAACTTATTGTTTAAAATTTTTTTCTTGTTCCTTAAATAATATAGTTGTTTCTTTTCCCAATACTTTAGATATATTAACTGCTACATCATAGTAAACCCTTAAATTCCAATTGATTATTTTATAACAGTATGACTTCGATATCCCTACTCTTTTAGCTAGTTCATGATATTTAAGTCCAGATTCTTCAAAGGCTTTTTGAAGTTCTGTTTTAGGTGTATCGGTTTGCATCTGATCACTCCCTTCTGATGCTTACAAATCCATTATATGTTTCATTGTATGAAACTTCAAGTGTTTTTTATAAAAAATTTCAGAATAGGAAACTTTTTTGTTCTTTACGTTTCTTGTCAGGAAACTTTATAATAAACTTAATAGGATTTAGGATTATCGAAAAGTCTTAATAAGGGGAGTTTTTTTATGGATATGAAAGATAGAATAAAACAAATTCGTTTAGAACATAAAATGAACCAAGAACAATTTGGTAAAGAAGTAGATCTTACTAAGGGTACCGTTTCAAAATTCGAAAATGGAAAAGCCTTCCCGAGTCGTGAGACAATAGAAAAAATAGCGAAAAGATTTGCCGTTCCTGTGAACTACTTATATGGAGAAAATAACGAAGCAAACCAGGATGATAATAAATACGAGAAATTTAAAGAAATTATGGCGTGGCTAGAACCCCTTCCAAAAGATAAAGAAGATATGGCATTAGACCAGATGTTAGCTATCGCTCAAGCCCTGAATAAACATCATAAGAAAATGGAAAAATAGCCTCTCGAATTAGGATAGGCTATTTTTTTTAATCTCTGCAATATATTCCTCTAATTTTTCAGGAGCGAATTCCTTTACTGTATCTAAGAATAGCATTACAATTTCTTCTTTTGTCACTACTAGTTCCCCCTTGCATCCTGTTATTTATACGTAAACTTTCTAAAAGTGGAAAGTTTTTGTCGTTCCAGTCAAAATGTTTCCATTCCCTTTAAAGCAGAAATGACACTATCTATTAGATAGTGTCATTTCTTGTATTTATATAATTATCCGCCTCCGGGACCTGGATCAATCATGTATAGAATTGTTTTTTGTTCTTTAGCGCTTTGTACTTTATCTTTTTCTGTCACTTGAAAAGTTGTGATAGAAAGACAAGCTACAACTACAATAGATAACACTACTTTTACAAACTTGTTTTTCAAGTGCTTCACCACCTTTTATGTATAGTTTAATTATAACATTTCAATGCTTCTTTTGGTAGAAACATATAGAAGAAATCACCTGATTTAGAAAAACTTTCAAGTGATAGTTCTAAGTATCTCTTCCCTTCTTTGCCTCCAACCGCGAGCCCCAAATAATACAATTGAAAACTACTAAGATACCCGTTGTTACTTTTTAAGGTCTGTAAAATTCTAATTGCTTTTTCATTCTCACCTAACCTTACATATAAAAAGGCTCTCTCGGCTTCATCTAAATCATCAAAGTTAATAGTATGTAAATCTCTCTTATGGTATATCCTTAAAAACAAAAGTGTATTAAATACTTTTTCTCTTCTTAATTCTAGTTTCTTATTAGGTGGATCACCAATAACTTTTAATGACTTTTCCATGTACTCTTTAGCTTTCTGATAATCGGAGAAAACATAACTTTCTCCAATTTTACAATACGCTACCGCCTTAGTACTGACATAACAATTTGTCTCGTCGTTTATTATATCAAAACATTGTTGACGAGATTCTCTTAACTTATTTTCATGAAGATTCACAAAAATCTCCATTTCTTTTATTCTTAACAAAAATGAATCTCTTAAAGAGCGACATTTAATTTTTATAATATCAGGTAATAATTGTTGAATATATTCATTCACCATCTTGTAATTACCTAAATCAAAAAAAGAATATATTGTGTTTAGAATCAACATTATTACAAGTTCATTATCAGTATATTTTTGAATTTTTCTCATTTTATCAACTTTCTCAAAGAATACCTTGGGTGTAATCGTATTTTCACTTCTTTCTCGCAATGTTTGGTATAAAGGAACCAAGTTTAAGTTTATTCGTACTGTTTTCGAAATACCTTTTTTCCTTTCTTTTTCAGTCTCTGTTTGGTTGCTCTTAAATTTATTTATCTGTTGCATAATCATATCTTGAAGTTCATATTCTCCAAACATATCTAACACTTCTAATGCCAATTTTAAATTTTTGTGTGAAAGTGTTGGTATGCACTCTTTGATGCAGTTTCTTCTAAACTTAATATCTTTAGGCTTATATAACCTAAGTGCATCCACAAAGTGCATAAAATCAAATTTACCCTTTTTATTAAAATAACTATTTACAGTTGTGTGTGTTACTTTAAAACGCATTGCTAACTTCCTATTTGTATAACCGGATGATTTTAGACTTTCTTGCATATCGTTAAAATCCAATGAAACTTGCACAATCTTTGTCCTCCTTATGGACAAAAGACACGTCATCCCTAGTTTTTACATTTACAGAGAAACGTGTCATTATATCTAAGTTGTGTGTTATACTAATGTACGAAGACTTATGACAGTTGTTTTCCCTACTGTGGTTAGGGAGACGGTGTAGGGGTGTTGCAGCACCACTTACACAGTCATGAGTCTTTTTTATGTCCATTTTTTAGTTATTTTCATAATATCACAAAAATTAGGAATTTTATTTATTTGCTAATCTGAAAATTATTGAGAAAGTTTAATAATTAATATAACAAAGTATTCTTTTATATTGGATAACAATAACATCTCTTCCACTCATTAAACTTAATATAATAATGGTTAGCTTGTATTTTAACAACTACATCACATGTACTATTGCAGCTATTTATCAAAAACTTTTAATTTTATTTCCATGAATACAGCAAAAAAAGAGGCCCTATGGCTCTTTTTTTATTCCTTAATAACAATCTAAATATGGTAAAATATACCCATCGCTGATATGTCCAAACATGTAATTTTCATAGCAGCAAAATTACAACTAGACTTATACAACATGACTCAAAACAAATGAAGGAGTGGTTTAAGTGAAAGGACATATTCGAAAAAGAGGAAATAAATATTGCATCGTTATAGATATCGGTCCTGATCCAGAGACAGGAAAAAGAAGACAGAAGTGGTTTTCTGGATATAAGACAAAAAAGGAAGCACAAGCCGATGTGGCAAAGAAGATTACAGAGTTGAATGAAGGAACTTTTATAGAACCATCTAAAGTTACGTTAAAGGATTATCTAAATCATTGGCTAGAAATTAAAAGTATGAGCATAGAAAAGAGTACCTTTGCTGGCTATAAGGCATTTATCAACCAACATGTTATACCTAGTATAGGAATGGTTGCGCTCCATAAATTAAATGTTATACACATTCAAAAATGTTATAAGACTGCGATAGATAAAGGGATTGCAAATAATTCTATTCTGCTTATGCATAGAATTTTAAAGAGCGCTTTAAACCTTGCCGTAAAACAAAATATTATTTCTCGAAATCCAGCAGATTTTGCTGAGATACCTAAAAAAGAAAAAACCCCTATCCAGACTTGGACAGAGGAAGAAGTAAAAAAGTTTTTAGCTCATTCACAAGAATCACGATATCACATTGGGTATCTACTTGCAATAACTACAGGTATGCGTCTGGGAGAAGTTCTAGGGTTACGATGGCAGGACATTGATTTTGAAAAACATACCGTTACAATAAATCAAACATCTGGTCATGACAATAAAATCAAACAAACCGCAAAAACAAATTCATCAAAACGTACAATTCCTGTACCTAACGAAACAATAGCAGCCTTAAAAAAACATAAAATTTTAATCAATAAAGAGAAATTAAAGTTTGGTTCTGCTTATCTAGATCAAGATTTAATAAATTGTAATGAGTTTGGAAGAATCATAAAAAGAGCACATTTCAGAAAAAGTTTCATTAGGATGACACACAAAGTAGGTATAAAAGAAATTAAATTTCATGATTTAAGACATACACACGCAACTCTACTATTAAAACAAGGAGTTAATCCTAAAATCATCAGTGAGCGATTAGGTCATACAGATATTTCAATGACATTAAGTGTCTATTCTCATGTTTTACCGAATATGCAGGAAGAAGCTGTTAAAAACTTCGGTAAAAGTATCTTTGGATAACCTATGTTTGCAAAATGTTTGCATTTTATCAAAAAAAGTCAAACAAACGTTGTCATATCAAGGTTTGTTTGACCTAACATCTTATATTCTTGATAAAATCTCCGAATCCCTATTGAAATATTTAATAATGGAGCGTTCTCACCACCGCGGGTTATGCATTGAAATCGATATACATAGGAGAAAAAATCTTGTGTTTTTTCATCTTTTATCGGCTCTGACATCGCCTCACAAATATTTTGTGATCTAAGAGGAGAAAAATAGAATTCTTCTTCATTTGTATTTTCTAAATATATAGGACGCTCACAAAAAATATGTGAGATTAAAGCGGGTATCCACTTAGAATACGTTTCATTATCATGTAGTACTGGCAAATTAGAAATCAAATCGGATTGCCATTCATATTTTGGTGGTTCTACTAATCTATTTGGCTTCCAATCATGAATAATCTCATACCAACTTTGAAAAATATAATCGAGCTGCTCTTGTTTAATAGGTTCTTTTGATACAATCCATGGTGTATTTTCATTTAATACGTACGGATTATGCTGAATAAACAATATATCTGAAAACATATCATACAATCTTTCATTCAAACGTTTCAACTTACTCGTTAATAAAAATGTCTTATAATGTATCTCTACGATGTCCAGCCATTCAATAGGAAAGTATATAAATGATACCTTTTCATTTAAAAGGGGTTCTACTATATTTTCAAATGTTAGCAGCCTTAATTTTTTCATAAAATGATTCCTTCCTTTCTTCAGTTGTCTTGATTATCAAAAAGCTAGAACAATAGTTACTTAATCCAATCCATTTAAATCAAGTATTTAAAAGAAAAGTAAAAACTATTTATCTGAATAAAACATTATCAAATCGACTCTTTTAACAATTAAAAGTAATTATCATATACAGCACCTCATTATATTTATGTTTTAATACATTTAAATTATACAATTTATATAATGTATTGTACTTATCATTTACAAAAAATTTACAAAAAACTAAAAAAGAACACCTTAAATCGGCGCTCTCTTTACAAATATTAAGCGTTATGTAATTGAACATATAGATAACAGTAATCCTCCAAATGAAATTGTTCCTAGTAAACCTACTACAAATCCTGTTAAACAAATACAATCAGCAAGACAAATAGAAGACTGCGATAATGGAACGAATGACCTACTTGTACCCGAACCATATTGTTTTATCTTCTCATAATTCATATCTAACATTAAATGTAGACATGTTACACCATCCTCAATAGTATGTACAGATTCTTTTTCTAATCGCTCCAATAATTTACTATCAAAAGCAACTGCTAGAGGGTACTGCTTATCCGATTTCATATTTTGATAAATTAGTTGCAAACGAGATAATATATTATTTTTCTTCTTTTCAGATGTTACTGTACATTTCATATTATTAAATTCATTTAATAACAGTGATAATTCATCTCTTTTTCCGTATAAATCTTTAGCTATTTTTCTCTTTAGTTTATACGAATGGAAAATAGATTTTAGTTCAACCATATTCATACACTTCCTAATTACATAGTATTTACCCTATTATTTTGTAGATAAACAGTACTTTTTAATCTTATTTAAAATACACTTAAGCAACTTATTTTACTATCGATTAACATTACATTAACCTTACACGGTTGTAATAAAATCATTAGCTAGAAGGAAGCAATGCCCAAACTAGACAGATATTTAATGATAAAACCATAAGAAAAAAACAATGATTAGATTTTAAATCTAGTCATTGCTTTATCCATCACATCTTGATTACATCTATATATCTTATTGTTACTCTTTCACTTGAATCATTGAATATATCCATTAATAATGGCTATATTCTTTGTCGGCACGTACATATAACTAATGTTTTTTAATTGATAAAGTGAAACTTTAATCAGCTCTCACCAATCGGGCTTTTATGGGCAGTCCGCCACCTAACTTCTCTTTGCTCTCGCTGAATTTTTTTGGGGATGTTACTGCCCGCAACTAGCAAGATAGATGTTATCAATATTCATACGTTACAATAGTACCGGTAGTATCAGTAAAACCATCAAAACAGTTAGAGCAACCACCACAGCCGCCACAACCGCCACAACCGCCACAGCCTCCGCAACCAAAACAACCGAAGCAACCAATACAACGGAAGCCACCACAACGGAAGCCGCCACAACGACCTCCACCACAACCGCCACAACGACCACAACCGCCACAGCGACGAGCAGCATCTTCAATATAGTAATATGGATATTGGTTTTGCTGGTCCCAATAGACAATATTTCCAGACCGGTAATCATTAAGGCTTAACGCTTGTAGTTCTTGTTGAAACTGATTCATTTTCATAACCTCCGTTTATAAAATACAACCTCATCGATACTTCCCTATATTCCTGTTCGTTACATCTAAGTAGAAATAGCGCTATAAACTAAGTTCAATACGTACACCAACAAAGTATGACTTATCACTAGATGATGCACCTTGTTCATATACCTATTTTTACTATGGGCTCATTTTTATAAAGTGAAACTTTAATCAGTGGGGTTTTGTTCATCCCCTACCTAACTTCTTTGCTTCCGCTGAATTTTGAGGTGGGGGGCTTACTGCCCGGCAAATAGCGGGATAAATAAAAATTAAAAAATATGAATTCTAGCGTCATATCTTCATACTTACTAAGTTCAATTAATTTCTCAACAATTATGATGCCATATCCTATATATTTCCGTCTGCTGCTTAGATTTTTCTGTACTGTAAATGGCTTTCGCTATAACACCTCCAAGTGACCGGTTTCTATGACGGTTAAGAAATTCCAACAAAAAAAAGCCCTAATTAGGGCTTTTCATTCTATTTCTCCAGCAAATCTCTATATGAAATTGCTAATTGAAAAAAGACACATTTAGATTGATGCGTCTTTTTTTGATGCCTCTTTTGTGAAATCATATAAAGCAATTGCGCCTAAAAGAACAAGTATCCCTTGAGGAACATCTAGCAAAATAGTTTTCCAAATTTCTGGAATTACCCATTTAATATCTGCTGCTGTTTCAAGATATGTTTGGAAATAGCTGATTGTAAAATTAATTATCCCTAAAAATACAAACAACGATAAACCAAATCGAATTAATTTCTTATTTGTAAACAT